TCTTTATTTTCTTGCAATTCATTATTTTTCACAGTTTCACCAGTTTCACCAGTTTCACCAGTTTCGCAATTTTCCTGGTTTTCCATTATTATAAAAAAATACAAAAATATAATATAATAATCGCAAAAATGTAATTAATATGTTATTTAATTTAATTAATAATAATAACATATTTTTAGTAATGAATAATAAATCAATAATAATATCATATATTGAAAAATTTGAATCTAACTTTTTACCTAATTCTAATTTTAATTTTAATTCTAATATAATTAAATCCATAATAATTAATTATAAAACATATATTGCATTATTAATTGTTCCTTATTTATTAACAAGTGATAATTTTATTTCTGGATATGTAATTACTATACTAGGTTTATTTTATATTTATTTTGGACATATATTTTATCATAGTCCATATTCATTTATATTTTTCTTTATACATACATATCATCACGACCATAATGACAACGCAAGTGTTTATCAAGAAATTATTATGGAATTTCTAGGGATTATGCTAGTAGTATTAGTGTTAACTGTTATAAATGATATTAAACATATAAATTATATTTATGACCCATATATTATTTTGTACTATTTCTTTTTTTATGCAAGTGTTCATTTCCTGAATTATACTTTTTTGAGAATTAATAATTATCACGGTAAACATCATAAATCTATTGAAAGTAATTATTTTCCAGATATTTGCGATATTATATTTAACACTAAGTATAATAATAATACTGACTATATAGAAAATACTGACCATTGGATTTTTAATATTATTGGTTCAGCAACAATTGCATATTTTATTAAAAAATATGTTGAAAATTCCAGCAATAATATACAGAAAAATATTAAGTATTCTTTCATTTTTATATATTTGTCATTAGCATTATATATGTTTATTTTTGCTAGTACAAATGTTTTTAATGTAATAAGAAGCATTGATTGTTTTAGGCAAAGCAAATTAGTTGAAATAATTGCACAATTAAAAAAATATTACAAATGATGTTGATATTATGTTATTAGCACTTCCATCTATTACCACAGTTAATACAAGTTACAAATGTTGTCATAGGTTCATCGGCACTTCTTGTTTGCATTTGATAATAAGTACACTCATTTGATTTACATTTTCCACACGTAAATGTATCCGTAGAAGCAGCGATTTTTGTATCATAAATAATTTTGTCACGCTTCATTTTTGTTTCAATGAGTTTTTCCCATTTTCCTGGATTTAATTCTTGGTGGGTCATAAAAGCAAGTGTTTCTGCTTTTAAATTATCAGACATTATTTCATTAAGAATGTAAGGGTTAATGTTATTAATAATAGTTCTAAGGCGTAATAAATACAATTCAACAAAATATGGATTGCACCATTTTTTAACGACCTTTAACGTATCTGCTTCTTGTATAGAAGCATTAAATATTCCAATTTCTAAATTTTTAGCGAAAATTTCTTTTTCGACAATTTCATTCAACTTTTTAACTATGTCAACTCTAAATTTTCTTGGTTTTGTTATAATTCGCATATTATTTATTAAGTAATAATAGTAAATAATATTTATATACTTTCAATTTAAAAATATATTGTCAAATAGTAATTCGTTATCTTAAACTGAAGTAATATACGGTTCCAATTCTAATTCTAATTCATTATCTTCTTCTTCTTCCTCTTCTTCTTCTTCTTCCTCTTCTTCCTCTTCTTCTTCCTCTTCTTCCTCTTCCTCTTCTTCTTCTTCTTCTTCTTCACTATCACTATCAGTATCATCTTTAAATGAAGTTTCAACTTCTATTATTTCTGCATCATCAACAACAAAATTATCCTTTAGGTAACCTTCGCGTGTTTTCAGTTCGGCTGGTATATTTTCTAATTCATCTTCTTCGCTACTATCTTCAGAACCAATATCTTCAAAACCACCAAATAAACTTTCATATATATTATTCCATTGGTCGATTGTTAAATCATATATAATTTCGGTTCCGTGAATACACGATGCAAGTAAACAATTTCCAAAAAACAACATATTATCAACTGGTGGTGGAAAATCATATTTATTTTCAGTATTTGCTCTACCTGTTGTTTTACCAAATAAATATATATCATATATATTATCTTCGAATTCTACCTCCCAAATTATATGATTTCCAAAATCGTCGAATTTACGAAATCCACACGCTTGAGAAAAATGTTTAAGATCCATATTTTCAATATTTAGGTTGATTTCTTTCTTATTAGAATTTTTTTCAATAACAATAACTTTAGGCATTAGTATAAACCGTTGTAGTTATATAAAATAAGGGTTTAAATAGTTTCCAATTATTAATAATAATAAGTAATGAAAATATATATCAACTCATTCAAATATAAAAATAACAATTTGAAAAAAAAACTGGAAGAAATATGTATTTTAGATTTCCAAAAAACAAATATTGAAATATACAGTGAAAATGGTGTATATTTTGTTGAAAAAGAACGTATATATAAAATTAATTACATTGATGGTGATGTAGAAACAATCAATAATTTTTGTAAAGATTGTACGATTACAATAGATAGAACAATTGTAAAAAAAGAAATGAAGACTGTAAATTGTATATCTAATAAATATATTCAAATAAATAAAATGGTTCAGAGATTTAAGTTGCGTGATAAATCACCATTAATTTGTATTGTTGAATACAATTTAGATAGTGAACAAATACACGATGTGTATTTTCAGTTACATGATAAACACGCTGCTTATAGTTCTGCTGATTTGGACAATAAATTTTTAAAAGAAGATATTCTTTCGTTTATTAGTCTATCTAATTAATATTTAATTAAAATATTAAGAACTATGGAACTAATTTACAATACTATGTGGATTTTTAAAAATGTTTTGGTATCAATTATTATAATATTGATAATTCATTTTTTTTTGGAATATTTGAAAGAAAATTATAATATTGATTTATTTGAAAACATTTTTAATAAACGAAAGGTAACATTTATGAATAGTATTGATAATGTACAAACACTGGATAATAGTCAAATTGTAGACCATAGTCGAACTGTAGATAATACTCAAAATATGGATTATGAATTAAGTAAGTTAATTAATGAAAAAAATACAGATAAACATTTAATTGATACTAATGAAAATATATTAGATAATAATAGTTTTACAAATATTGATAATTTAACACCGATTATATAGTTAATTATTATATGTCAAATCACTTTTCCATACGTGGTCACATTTGCAACATAAATAAACATATTTCATATCGATATTATTATATCTTATATAAACGACTTCATTTTTTTTATTATCACTATTTTCATCTCCTTTATTTGTGATACAAATATTATTGGGACATTGTACGTTATGAATATGGGGTAATGTAGGGTCAAATTTAGTATATTTATTTACAGATTGAATGATTGAATCATTATTATTATCTTCGTTATACTCACTTAAACATAGAGAACTTTTATTCAATATTTCATCTACGTTTCCACACATTCTACAATAAAATTGTAGTTGTTCTTTAGTATCTTCATTAATGCGCATATAGAACATATTATCACATACGTTACAAAAATTCATATTATATTATATATTATAAATAATATAAATTGTTTATATTTAAATTTCAATTTTAAAGTTAAGTATTGATTGTTTCATTTTTTTCACTATCACTATCACTATTACTATTATTATTGCATAATACAGTATTATATGTTTTTTTATAATTACTTATTAATTCAGAATAATCAATTTCAACTATCATATTATAAATACTTGTTCTTTGTAATAGTGTATCTTTATATTTCGTGTGTTTTTTTTCACATTTTTTAATTAATATATCATAGTGTTCTTTAAAATTTTCAAATATTATATCCTTAAAAAAAATAAATTTATCTCTATTTTCTATGTCATTTATTATTTCTAATATATTATATTTAATATTCGCAAAACTTATTATTTCATTATATTTGTTATAGTCTTCGTGTGATTTTCTGATACCAGGTTCGTGTAACAAAGGATTTTCTGTTAAAATGGTACAAATAGTTAATAAAACAGATTTAATAGTTTGACAGGCAGACCATTTTTCACCATTCCAAGTATTTAATATAGAAATACATACTTTACCATTGCGATATAAATTAGGGTGAAACCTAATATTATTATACTTATTTTGGAAAGTTAATATTGGTGGGTTATATGGATATGTTGTAGGGAAATCTAATGTAAATAAATAATTTCCGTGTTGATACGGTGTATCTTCTGGGCCAAATATTAATGCATAACCTTTTGTCATATTATTTTCGTCGTGGTGATAATAAATACCGTGTTCGTGTAAATCGTCTTTATAAATGGAACGCACATCTTTTAAAAGGCGAACAGCATTTTCGCGAGGCATATGTAAATCACCCATATAGTATAGTATATATGTTCATATAATATGTTTAATATTTATTTGCAATATTTATTTGCAATATTTATTTGCAATATTTATTTGCAATATTTATTTGCAATATTATTTTAACTATTGCGTAAAAAATATAAGAATTTCAAATAATTTTTAATTATTAAATAGTTAAGTAATAATATATATATATAAATTTATGGTAACAAAACACAATTATTGTAATATTTATTACAGTATGGTTGAGTGAATTATCTATATTCGGTTTAAAATAAAAATTGATATAAATGGAAAAATATATGTTTGTATATAATATTCTAATGGGAGGGGAAAAAAGTTTATTAGACGGTTTTCTCAAAACACATCTACATAAAAAGGTTCCAGGATCGAAAACATGTCATACGCATACAAGAATTGGCGATAAGACGCTTAGTATCTATGGTGGTTCGTATTTTATATCGGACGATGAACTTGACCAATTCTATAGAAAATATATGGACAGTGTATTTGCAAGCGGTAATGATGATTACATAACTGAAAGACAATCAAAAGATGATAATGAAGTCAGTCCAATACTTATCGATTTGGATTTTAAATATGATGAAGTTGTTACAAAACGACAACACACTAATAATAATATTGAAGAAATTATAGGTTTATATTTAGAAAAAATGAAACTAATATTTAATTTTAATCAAAATCGTCAAATACCGGTTTACGTTTTTGAAAAAAAAACAATTAATCGAGTAGTTAAAGATGATAAGGTAATTGTAAAAGATGGTATTCATTTATTAATAGGCGTTCAATGTGAACGCAAAGCTCATACAAAATTAAGAGAACTCGTGTTAAAAGATATTGGTGACTTTCTAAATGATTTACCATTAACAAACAGTCTTGAAGATATAGTTGATGATTCAATTGCTTCAGGCAATACCAATTGGCAATTATATGGTTCAAAAAAACCAGGCAATGAACGTTACAATTTAACATATCATTATACTTGCACGTTACACGACAATGATGAATTTGAATTGATACGAAAAGATGACCTTGTTAAATATAAAAAAAATGTACAGGATTTCAAAAAATTATCTGCACACTACAAAGAAAACATTCAGTTGGAATTAAAGCCAAGTATGATTGAATTATTTAATAATACTACTGTTAAAATGAAAAAAGTCCGTTCAATAACCAGAGAAGAATCATTCAATATTGATAATGTTTCTTCAGTCGAACACTTAGAAAGAATATGTGCTGAGCTAATGGACATTGATATGTCTATTAGTGCAAATTATACATTCAAGGAAACACACGACTATTTAATGATTATTCACTCAACATTCAGCGATACTTATAAGTCGTGGATTGAAGTTGGTTGGGCACTGAAAAATACAGACGAACGTTTATTTATTTCCTGGATGCTGTTTAGTGCAAAATCAACTAAATATAGTAATGATTTTTCCGATATAAATATCCGTAATACTGTAATTGACCACTATGAGATGTGGAAGAATTTCAAGAAAGATGATGCTTGTTTAACAAATAAATCTATCATTTATTGGGCAAAAACATGTTATATAGGTAAAAAAGATATTGAAAATAAGTGGGAATTATTACAAAAATCTAGCATTGATTATTACCTTGACCAAGCAATTAAATCAAAGGGTTGTGATTATGATATGGGTTTAATCATATATTGTAAGTTTAAAGAAAATTTTATATTAGCTGACCACAAAAATAATGTATGGTTTATTTATGCAAAAAATAGATGGAATGCTATACAAGGTGAACCTGAAATATTAACAATAATTAGTTCCACAATATATGATATGCTACAGGACAAAATGATTTCTGTTGTTAATTTCTTACATAATCAAAATTTAGAGCAAGAAAGTAAGGAACACAAACAGCAGGAGGAAAAAATTATAACAATTCTTAAGATGGCTGCCAATTGCAGGAATGAGTCAAAAAAAAGAGGTATGCTTGCAAGCGTAAAGCAGTTGTTTTACGACAAAGATTTTATTCAAAAATCTGACCAATATAATCATTTACTTTCTTTCGATAACGGTGTATTTGATTTCAAAGAAAAAATTTTTAGGGCAGGTAGACCAGAAGATTATATTACTATAGGTGTTGGTTATGATTATATTCCAATTGAACAAATTAAATCTAAATACCAACAACAAGAACAAGAAATTCGGCAATTCTTTTCACAAATTTATCCTCAAAAAGAATTAAATGATTTTATATGGCAACTATTAGCATCACTATTAATTGGTGGAAATTTAAATCAAAAATTTTATATATTTATTGGTAAAGGGTCTAATGGTAAATCAATTATTATGAAGATAATTGGTGAAGTGATGGGTGAATATTGTGGGGTGTTACCTGCACAGTTAATTACAAATGAAAGACAGAAAATGGGTGGCACGCAATCAGAAATGATGGCATTGAAAAATAAAAGAATTGCTATAGCAAGTGAACCCAAAAAAGGTGACAAGTTAAATGACGGTGTTATGAAAGAACTTACCGGCGGTACAGATAAAATTGTAGCTCGGGGGTTATATAGTGCCCCTGTAGAATTTATACCTCAATTCAAACCTTTCGTTTGCACAAATAATTTGTATGACATTGCTGATAAAAGCGATGGTGTTTGGAGACGTATTGATAAAGTTGACCATATTTCATATTTTACAGAAGAACAAAGCGATGTTAACCCATCTAAACATATATTTATAAAGGATAAAACTCTCGAACACAAATTCGCTTCTTGGAAAGCGGTATTGATGACGCTACTTGTAGAAATTGCGTGCGAAAAACAGGGAGAAGTTACTGTATGCGACATAGTTAGCGAATCCAGCAAAAATTATAGGAATGAACAAGATATCACCGCAGAATTCATTAATGCTCGTATCGTTCAAGAAGATGGGGTAAAAATTACCAGAAAAGGTCCATTATATCAAGAATTTAAATTATATAACGCTGATATGCGCGGAGGAAAACCACCTTCTGCAAATGAATTAAATACTGCGATGGACGCTAAATTTGGCATTTACTCGCAAAATAAAGGTTGGCTAAATTGTCGCTTAACTTATGATGATGACACAGATGATGTTATGTAACATCTAACACCAATTGTAACAAGATTTACTAATTGTGTAAAAATAAAAAATATTTTTACACTATTTTCTTATATTTAAACACGATTTATTCGGGCAAAATAAGAATTTATCAAATTAAATTGAAATATTTATTTTTATTTCATATAAAAATAAATAAATTAC